TTGGCTGTACATCAAGAGGTCAAGCTCATCGATTTGGTAAGGCCATATTATTTACCGAGTCAATGGAAACCGACACAGTAACATTTAGCACCGGCTTAGATGGCCTTTCTATATCTCCAGGTGAGGTTATACAAACGTCTGACCCTGTACGCTCAGGGGATCGATTAGGCGGTAGATTTCAGGCTGCAACAGCGTCAGCATTTACGCTTGATAGTTCGGTAACTATTGACGGGGCGTCCACATACACTTTATGGGCTGTAATGCCGGATGGATCAGTCGAAAGCTCAACAGTAACAACGGGTGCAGGTGCAACGACAACCTTGACAGTTAGCCCAGCTTTTAGTGATACCCCCGAACTACAATCTATCTGGGTGCTAGCATCAACAAGCGTTAATCCTGAAACATGGCGTGTTATTTCAATTAGTGAAGATGGCGTTAACGCTTCAGTTACCGCTTTAGAATATCGCGCTGATAAATATGCGGCTATTGAAAACAACATAAAGCTTGACCCAATTCCTATATCTAATTTAAGAGCTATCCCTAACAAGCCATCTGATATAGAAATAGAAGAAGAACTTTATCTAATTACTGGCTCAGTTGTTGGCGCTAGAATGACAGTTAGCTTTGCCGGCGACAGAGGCGCACGCTATGAAATAAAGTATCGTCGTGAAAATGGCAACCTTGTAACCGTTAATTCTGCAACTGCTTCGGTAGATATTGAGCCTGTTGTAGCGGGGGTTTATGAAATAAGAATTACTGCTATTAGCTCGATCGGGTTAAGGTCACAAACAGCGGTGGCTAGTAAAATTATTTACGGATTAACTTTAATCCCAAACAACGTGACAAATTTTGAGGTTCAGGGCGCAATAACAGGTTCGATATTTTTTACATGGGATAGATCAACAGACTTAGATGTAATTGTAGGTGGCTATATACGTATTAGGCACACGCCAGATAAATCAACGCCTACATGGTCAAGCTCTGTTGATATTGCTGGACAAGTGCCGGGGTCGTCTACTTCTGTATCATTGCCGTTGGTAGAGGGATCTTATTTAGCTAAATGGATAGACAGCAGCGGCAACCAAAGCCCCGACGCGGTAATCATCACTACTAATGCGCCGAGTGTTATAGCTTTAAATTTTATTGAGGATGCTGCCGAGGTTGGCTTTCCTGGGTTTAAAACAAATACCGCTGTTTTAGATGGTGCATTAAGACTCGATTCAGCAAATACAATTGAAGAACAACCCGGAAACGTAAGCACATGGCCGAGACTATCAGCGCTAGGAGGTATAGCGCCTTCAGGTAATTACTTGTTTGACGAGTCAATAGATCTTGGATCTGTACAAACCTCAAGAGTAACAACGGCAATCAATGTTACAGCATTTGATGCTGATGATTTAGTAAGTTCTCGGCTTTTACTTAGTGAATGGACTAGCATTGCTGGTGATATAATAGATGATGTTGATGCAACTATTTATGTGAGAACCTCGACAGATAATATTACTTTTGGAAATTATGAAAAGCTAGTAGTCGGAGACTACACAACAAGAGCTTTTCAGTTTAAAATTGAATTATCTAGTAATTATACAACCCATAATGTGCGCGTTAATTCATTGCTAGTATCTGTTGACATGCCCGATAGAACCTCAAGCGGTGAAGATATTGTAAGTGGCGCAGCGTCTAAATCAATATCATTCCCGTTTGACTATCAGGTTATACCAGCAATAGGTATTACCGCGCAGGATATGACAACAGGTGATTTTTACGAAATATCAAACAAAACCGTGGGCGGATTTGATATAATATTTAAAAATTCAGGCGGGGCGGCAATTAGTCGCACGTTCGACCACATTTCAAGGGGCTATTAATATGGCACAAGAAGATTATGTAATTTCAGATCAGACGGGAATATCATTCCTTGGTGATCTTAACGACACACTAGCGGCAATAGTATCAAATAACAGTGGGTCTACAGAACCGGCGATTATGTACGCCTATATGTTTTGGGCAGATACTACGGCAGGAATATTAAAGCAGCGCAACGCAGCTAATAATGCTTGGATTAACGTGTTTACGCTTGTAGGCATTAAAGCATCTGATATACGCAGCACTGCCGCCGGGGGTATTGCCGCGACTAACGTAGAAGCGGCATTAAATGAGCTTGATACTGATAAAGCAGCTTTGGCAGGCGCAACATTTACAGGCAGATTAATTGCTGCAGCAGGCACCAACGTAAGCTTGTCGGGTATAAATGGGGCATTTATAGTTGGTAATGGTAGTAGCTCTCACATTGCAATGGATGGTAATGAGATACAGTCTAAAAGTAGCCCGACTACCACTAACTCTCTATTTATAAATAATGAAGGGGGTAGCGTTGAATTCGGAGGTGACATAACAGCCGTTGGTGCAGAATTTGCGGGTGACATTTTAGCGCCAAAGCTTACCGCCTCAACCGGCGTTTTATTTGGTACAGATACAGCAGCGGCTAATACGCTTGATGATTACGAGGAAGGGACATGGACGCCTGTATTTATAAGTGGCTCAGGTATTTCATATAGCGTACAGTCAGGAAAGTATACTAAGATAGGCAATGTCGTTAATTGCACAGCGTCTCTTACCGTGACCGCTAGCAGCAATGACAACTCAGCTGTGGCAATAGGAGGCCTGCCGTTTGCTGCGGATGATTCGCATGAATCTGTGAACGCAGCCATTGGAAGATTTAGTGATTTTTTAGATGACTTTTCTGAATTAGTTAGCCAGTATAGATTAACTACTACAGTAGTAATATTTCTAAAAAACAGCGATACGTTTATAACTTATACAGATGCTAAATCTTCTGGTTCGCTACAAATAGCCTTTTCATACCTAACCTAAGAGAAAAATTATGTCATTAACTAAAGAAGTAAAAACAGATAAATATGAAATTGTTGGCGAGTTTAAGCACGTACAGATTAGAGAAGCCACAGTTATTTTTGATGACGGAGTTGAAATATCAAGAGCTTTTAACCGAAAAGTTATAGCTCCTAACGATAATATAACAAACGAGTCACCAGAAACAAAAGCGATTGTAGCTGCGGTTCATACTAAAGCAGTAAAAGACGCATACAAATTGCACTTAGAAAATACGGTATAGCTATGATTGATTTTATGATTAACTTTTTAAAGAAGCATACATAGCCATTATTATTACGATGATTGTAGTTAGCGCAACGGCTATGACGGTCTAGGGATAAGCTACAATTGGACGCTAATCAGGCGTTAAATTACAGGCATAAAAAAGCCCAAGGTTTTTACGCTTGGGCAAACACAATAAAAAACATAAAACACGTTAAAAAATATCAAAACTAAAAGCATAATTAAATGTTAACAGTATAGTTAACACACTCAAATATTAAAGCTTATCTTCTACATCGTCAACCGTTAATAATGTACGGTTGGTTTAAGTTCAGCTAATTCGCGTTTATATTCATTAATCGTATCTATATTCAACTTTATTAAATTCTGCAAATCATCAATACGTAGCTCATCCTTTGTTTTAGGTTGCACTATTTCATATATGTTAAAATTAAACCAAGACGTTTCTGACACATGAGAAATAAGCACATTTACAGAATCTATATGTGCAATTTCACGAACCACACCCCCATTAGCTACATGGCAAATCATAGCGCAATGCTTGTGTGGTGCGTTTGGGTATGCTGGCTTAGGTGGTACTAGCTCGTAAAGATCAGCGTCAACCCAGCCAACGGCGTTTAAGTATATTCCGTTACTTAAAGGTTTTATTTCTTTAATTTTATGTATTTTTTTATTTCTTACTTCATCATCTATTTTAAAATCAGTCATTGTTAATCTTACCTTGTCGTCGTTGGCATTCTGCTGGGCTGCAATCAGTCCAGGTTACATGCTTATCTATTATCGGTTTATTGTGATGATGATATAACCAGTATCCTGATGCTAGTAATATTAACACCGTAAATATAAAGTTATACACATCATCCCCCTGTTAATTAATTGGTCCTAAGCTTTACCCTTCACGATTACGGCGCAGGCTTTGATACTTATACATGATTAAAAAATAGGGTTCATTGTATAAGTACAGCGTTAGTTTTAGCGGCCACCTTCAGACCGGATCTTGTTAAGGAATCGCGCCAACCCTGAATTATGCTAAAAAGGCAGGTTCGTGTCTTCAAAATCATCCTGCATAGCTTGCGCTGGATTAGCTTGTGCCGGTGGCTGATATTGCGGATTAGGTACAGCCTGATTAGGGTCCTTCCAAAATATCTTGGCATTGCCTAATATTGGAGTGCCTCCCTTGGGTGCTTCTTTCCAATTCTGCACAATCATACCGTGGTTGCCGTAATTATCTTGTGTATTGGGGTCAATAAAAACGGTCATATCTAGATAAGTTTTACCGTTTGCATGTTTTAACATTTTTGATTTATCGATTGCTGTAACATCGATGCTTAAACTTACGCCAATTTTATTACTCATTATGTTTCCTCTTTTAGTTTTTCGATTTCAATTAATTCATTATTCATTTCTTCAATAAATAATTTAGCTTCTGTTTCAATGTCGTTAGATATTTTTGGGTCTAGCTCAACACGTACACATTTATATTCTAAACCCTGCAATCGATCATCATAGCTCACAAAGTCGCACCAGTTGCGGCCAGTGCAAATCATTTGCGTATGCATCTGTAAAATATATTTGCTAGGTATCTTTCTTGTTTTTAAAAAGTCTAAATGTGTCGCAGTGTTTGGGCACTTGATCTCAATAAGCCCATCATCACCTACTAAGCCGTCAGGAGAAGCCGCTAGGCCAATTATTGTGGGATGATCTACTAACCCCTCCTCTTTAACAAACAAGCCTTTAGAAGCCTCATATGCGCCCCTGGCTATAGGCTCTAGATCCGTACCTCTTTGCATAGCAGCGTTTTTGTAAAAGTCTACGCTCTCCCCGCTAAGTTTTTCGCAGATTAATTCCATCATGTAATTTTTGCGAGATGCGGCTGGGCCTGATTTAGTCTTAGCCATTACATCCGCCATGCGTGATGCGGTAATTTTGCCAAGCCTAGCGGCAAACCATTCTGGTGTTAACTGTTCCATTATTGATCCCCAAATAGCTGAGTCTTTCTTATGTCTTTCATCTTTGATAGTTCGACTAGGGCAGTAGTGCCTTTGTACTTTGTGTTAATAGCAACCCATATTGTAACAAGTTCGTCTATGTCCTTGCACTCGAATATAGATTTAACCTCGGCGGTTATGTCAAACTCTTCTTTAATTGGCGCTTGAGTATCTGCGTCCTTAGTATCATCAATAGCAAACAAGCCATTAAGTGCATATTTTCGAGCGTAACTTGATGCGGTTCCGGTTATTTGGCTATCATCCATACCCTTCTTTGATAATGATTCACGAGCAAAGGCGGTGGCAGACTCTAAAACTTTGCCATCTTTTTTCAAGTTAGCCGTTGCTTTGACGTAAATTCGATCACCAACCATAACAATGTCATCATTGATAACGACGTAGCATTCTGCGGCAGCTAATGGCGTTTTAAGAGCTTCTAGAATATCTTCGCATGATCTGTACTTGTATTTGCCGAAACCATTTACCTGCGATTTGGGTGCCTTTAATGA